GTGCGCTTCGTCTACGATCATCAAGTCTATACGCCCTAGGTCACCGGCTTTCTTTCTGATAGACTGTATTCCAGCAAATGTGATTTGTTCATGGGATTCTTTACGCCCAATTCCTGCACTATATATCCCTAACGGCGCATCAGGCCAGTGCAGTAACATTTTTTCTGCGTTCTGCTCGATCAACTCTTTTACATGAGTTGCCATTAACACGCGAGTCTCAGGCCATTGCGTTATAGCATCCTTACATATTGCCGCGACAACGTGCGATTTGCCGCTTCCGGTTGGCAACACGATGCACGGATTGCCGTACTTATTAGCGCGGAACCATTCATATAAATCATCAATCGCTTTTTGTTGATACTTACGAAGCATTATCCAACTATCTTCCCGCCATCAAAACGTAAGTCCGCCATAAATTGATCGGGCTTCAAGCATGCATCAAGATTGCTTACTAATTCAGTGCTGGCGTATGTATTAGCATCGCTTTCACCATTACGGATAAAGTTGCCTTGTATCTCCCACACTGCCTCGTGCGGATCGCTACTCTCCAATCTAGTCCAAGGCACAACGTCAGGATGCAAGACGTGCGAGTCGCATCCTTGGCGCTGGAAGTCCTCTGGAATGTTCTCAGCTTTGAATCTGTCGCAGTCCCATGTGCCGTTAGGCTTTGGAGTAGAGTGCGCGCACGTTCTGCAATTGACCTGTTTGGTCGGTTGCCCTTCGTGGCATATGTGCTTGGCTGGACAACTTTTGCACATGAACCAAGTAGGATCATCTGATAATCTTGGCGGGGCTTCATTTGCCAATGTAATGAATTCGCCCTTCTTTAATAACCGTTCAGCAAATTGCTCATCGTACTCAACGATTTCTGTGTACATCTCGTCGTTATCCTTGCACACGGCAACGTATAACGCTTTATAAATCTTCATGCCGTTCATATACACTTGCATTTGCGCATAGTGCATTGGCTTTGTTTCCTGTACGCCCTTTCGCGCCACAAGTTCAAAAGACTTTTTGTTGTGCGTCTTGAACTCAGCAATAAACTTTTCTTCTTCATGCCCAGGTACGCCACCGTAAATGATGCCGTCAACGCTACCGCTAATGTGATTGCCAAACTCAACGCGAGATTGATTGTCGCCAACGTTACGGATATTGATATTGATTGCTCGAAGGTCAGATACTATCGTTCTTTCCTCTAATTGCCCTCGACGGAACAAACGGCGCATGCGGCCAGAAAAGTTTTCGGAGAACGCCCAACGAAACATGTACCATAAATAGCGCTCACACTTGTGACCAAGTATTGATCCGCCCATGTGTCCGCGCTGAGTGTCAGTATTTTTTGCATGGTATTCGTCAATGCGTTCTACGATTTTGCTCATGATGCTCCTAAGAGAAGGGGGCCGAAGCCCCCTGTTTTAGTGTTTAGCCCAAGGTGCAGAGTTAGATTTGGTTTCCTGAGCTTTCGGTAATGGTGATCCACCGCCAGACGACTTCCAATCCTTAACTTCATTTCGAGCCGCATACTGATCGGTTGCTGGAGTGACTCCAACTTTAATCGACATGGTTAGCCCAATGAGTTCATCGGTATCGGATGGTAATGAGGTCAGGCCGCCTGCGGCTGACATTTTGCTTAACTGCTTACGGCCAATGTTCTCTGCCGTGGCGTTAGGATTTTTGTATGTCACGTTTCCCCATACTTTGCGGTTGGCGTAATTGTTGCCAATAATGTTATATGTTACCGCAAAATAAGCGCCAGTCCCACTTTTTGTGGATCTAACTTCAACATTTTCGATCATTGCGTCGTACCAGCCCTCCGGCAATGTGTCGATTTGTTGCTTTTCTTCTACGTCGAGATCGAATGATTCAAAATCTAATGTACTCATGATTATTCTCCAAAAACAATTTGATAAGATGGACGTGATGGAATTGTGGTGATTGCCTCCAGGAGCGGATTGGTGATCTTTTCATCGGCACTTCTCCAGCTACTCAAATTGATCTCTGCTTTCCATCGGAACAGAGTTGGCAAGTAATCAGACAAACCAGCTTCACGGGCAACGTCTTGCAATTTATCGCTGTCCACTTTGCGATTCAATCTGCTTACAACTTTCACTTTGTACGGGCCAAGATGCAAATTGACCGTACCGTCTTTTGCTTCGTCAACATCGAGCAACTTTGACAACTGATCTTCTGCCGCTCGCCGTTGTTCTACCGCCTGGCGTTCCTTCTCTTTAGCTTCGATCCATATCATGCTCAAACGTCGCACTTCATCATCTTCTTGTGCCGCAGGATTTAGACTCATATCAGCCTCCAATTTTCGCAATGATTTTTGATAAGTTCGGCTCTTCCCATTCATCGAGCTTGCCCGAACGATCTTTTGCTTGCCATGACGCATCCCCGTGACACTTCAAGCCGTGCCATGAAACACCGTCAGAGTTCTTTTCGATCCGCATTGCCAGCACTTCATCAAAGAAATACGGCAACTGTTGACCGATCTTGTTTCCAGGCATCGAAGGCGCGTACAACATTCGGCCCATCTCGTCCTGCATCTTATCCAGCTTGGCGGTCATTAGGACGTGCATTGGCAAGTCACGGAATGCCCTGATCAAGTCTGTCATTTGTTCCTGCATTGCGCCGTAGGCCTGGCGGGGGTCTTTGGCAATTTTTTTCTCGCTGTTCAATATTACCTCAGCTATTTCAGATATGCTGTCCACTGCTACAGACGAAAAGTCTTTCGCGTTATCAACAAGCCACGAATAAGCCTCTCTAAGATCCGCCATTGTGCTGATCTCGATGAAAGGTAGTTCGGTATCACTAATTGACAACAAGCCGCCCTCAGCGCTCAGAATGATCGGATTGGGCAGTGTTTTAATTAACGTGGTCTTACCAGCCCCAGCTTGGCCATATACAAGCACCTTAACGCCGGTAGATGATACGGACGACGTACTTCTTAGATTGACTGACATTTGTTTTCCTTATGTTAAAGGCGGTCGGACTATCCGTTCGCCTACTTAAATATTAGCAGAGTCTTTCAGGTATTGGAATATACTGTCCAGACTCTACTAATAAATCTGCGTATTCCTCAAACGCTTCTTCTCTTTCTTCCTTATCTGAAAAATCAGCGCCAGGAAACATAGTTTCTAAATTTTCTCCGACACCTTTGTTATCGGCAAACTCAATAACGTACAAGCAAGGGCCTTCAAAGGGAACATTTGATATCCAGTAGTAAGGATCAGACGCGCTCATCGATATTAGCTCCACTAACGTATGCGAGTCGTCTTGTATCGGTACGAATTTCTTGCGTTTCATGAGATAGATTGTACTTCAAATCAATTAATATTAAGACCAATATCAAATTGATCATGAAGGCTATGCCAATGCAGATGTTTAAATGCCAGTGCAAAGCTCGCTCCACACCAAAGTTATCCACAAAATTATGTATTTTTTTAAGCATTATTCGTCCTTAAATTTTTCGATCATGGCTGGCTCTACCAATTGGCAGAACCTACGGCTTTCAAAGTGCATGGCAAACTCATAGCTGTCAACGTCGGCACGATGGTGTTCGGCGTAGTATCCAGCAAGCTCAAGTAGGTGCGGGATGTTTTTGTCGTCCCGATCAACATATGCCCACTTGCCGTCGACTTTGATAATGCTTGGGATCTCGTGATCGCGGTCTGCCGCCATCGCGAGAAACAACAGATTTACTTTTAACACTTTCATTTTGATCTCCTAAGTTCGTAACACGGTTCACACATCCAACGGCGCTGGTGACGGACTTGCTTCCATCTGCCACCAACGAGTGGCTTGTATCTGTTGCAGTAGGAGCAGTGGCGCTCCTGCGTTGCTTCTGCCACTGCCTCCCTCATGCGCCGTAGTTCCTGCCGGTGCTTATCAACTTTCATCGGCTGGTCACCTTTACGCTGAACACTGCGCTGGTCTTGGTGTACTTGTCAAGCACATCGCTAGGCACGCCCATGTCTGCGCACAGCGCTTTGTAGTCGATGGTGGATCGGTTAGCTTCTACGTAGGTAGCGCGGAACAGTGCGCCCTCAACAACTTTGGGGCCACCGGCGTTAGCCACGCACTTGATGGAGTCCTTGATCGCGTTAGCTTTAGACTGCAAGTCTGCGATCTTGGCAAGTAGGTCGCCTAGTACGTCGACTG